TGTCATCTATTGTTACTGGAGTATCAGCAAAAGAATGGAAGGAAAAAATACCAGAAATATCTCATAAAATCAGTGACTTACATGAAAATGGTGCTGGTGATTATATCATAAAACGAATTAAGAATGGTTCGTCTGCAAATGATATTCGATCATATTTAAAGACTTACGAAGTGGAGTATGGGTATTCACCAGATATTCTCATTGTAGATTATCTTGATATCATGCACCCTAACGAAGGTATAAAAAATCTATCCATTTCAGAACAAGATAAATTGAAGGCAGAACAATTAACCGAACTTTTACACGAATACAATTGTGTGGGATTATCAGCTTCTCAACAGAACAGAGATGCATTGAATAAATCAACACCTGATCAAAGTGGTATTGCTGGTGGGTTGAGTAAGGTGAATGCCGTGGATAATTATATTTCTATTCATATGGACCCTGCAATGCGTTTGAATGGTCAGATGTTAGTGTACTTCTTAAAAACTCGTTCATCTGATGGTGTTGGGAAAAATGCCCAACTAATGTTTAACCCTAATAATTTAATAATATGTGATAGTAATGCTACAACAACCAAAATATCACCTAGATCAGAATTAGTTATAGATAATAAGAACAGACGCCAAGCGAACAGTAAAAAGAAATCTAGGGCTGATGAAATTTTAAATAAAATTAAGAATGAAAACATGCCAGAAGAAAAGCCCGAAACAGTACAAAGAGAACATGATATTATAAATGATAATAGTATACTAGAGCAACACTTGGAAGAAATAAAGCGAGAACAAGAATTTAACAATCCGCCAGAAACAAAAAGAGAACAATCTGGATTAGATAGTTTAGTAGATATAATTACATAACGGAGATAGATATGATTCACAAATTAGTAGTAGATAAATCGATAGTAATAAAATTTAAAGAACAACAAGTAGTCGTAGCAAGCCTACCGGAACATCTTCAAAATGAAATAGCTACTCTTGATAAACTTAGACAAGATAAAACAGATATTACATATGAATTGGAAAAAATTGATCTTGCAATTCAGTTTAAAATGTTATTATTACAAAAGGCACTTAGCGATCATTTTGAACCAAAAAGATTAGAGGATAACGTTGATGGTGAAGATGTTGCAGAAAAATAAGGCCACACCAAATGAGTTGGCGGATGAGTTTACAAACTATAACCAATACATACTTAACATATTGACTCAAATACAAGATTTTGATGTTTGGTATGAACAATTTTATAAAAAAGAATTTCCAAAAGAGTGGTATGGAATGATAAATTCGACAGATACAAAAGAACCAAGCTAAATATAAGGATGAAAATAAAACAAAAACAAATTACTGTACCTGTAAATCATCCTATGGAAGATTATTTAAACTTGCCAGAAGGTAGCACTGTGGACACACACACAGAGAGAGAAACTGAATTATCTAAAGCCGTAGAATATGATGAAAAGGATAATGAGTTAGAAGAAACTTATCAAGAAGTATACGATAAAGCTATTACAGGTTATGATAATTTAACAGATGAAATGGAAGTATCTGAACCAAAATTTTTAGCACGCCTCGGAGAAGTATCTGTATCCTATTTAAAAACTGCGTTAGATGCTGCAGCCATGAAGGCCCGACTTAAAGAGCATAAAGATAAAATGAGCAACAAATCTAGCTCTCCAAAAAATGTTACAACCAATCAAACTATTATTGTTAGTAGAGAGCAATTACTAGCAACATTATCAACAAAAACTGCGAATAAAAATAACGATGCGATTGATGTAGAACACATACAAATTGAAGGTAATAAAAATGAAAAAGACGAATAAAAATTTTTCCGAAGATTTTATTTTAAAATACAAAGCTGCAATTTATGCAAAATTAACTAAAGATCAATTTTCAGATATTTTAGGTATAAAATCTGAATCTCTAGTAAGACGAAGATTAGCAATATTTAAAGAGCGTGGATTAGATTTACCTTATTTGGCTTCTGGTACAAATGAAATATCACAGAAACAGCAAGACAAATATAACGAATATATAATTAAAAATTCTAATGTTTCTGAAAAAAATGAAAGGGTTAAATTAGATAAGAAAATTTATGTAATTAGTGCAGCACAAAATTCCACTCCTATTCATGCGAATTTTGTCGCAGCAATGAAAAATTATTGTGACATAAGAGACGCAGAATTATTAATTATTCCATATCGATATAAAAATCCAACATCAATATGGTCGGATAATAACGAGGATGCTGAATGGTGGGATAGTAGCGTAACAGATCATTTAATTTCATCTGAACTGAATTTATGTAAACGAATTCGTTTGATGGGTCATATATCAATTCAACCAACGGCAGGCGAACCACTTGTTGGATATGATGGACAGACAGGATTAGATTCAGCAATATTTGGGCATCCTAAAATACAGTTAAAGACTGTACCAACACCTAGCCAATCATTACCTAAAATCTTATCTACCACTGGTGCATGTACAATGCCCAACTATACAAATAGTAAAGCTGGTCATAAAGGTGCGTTTCATCATAGCTTAGCTGCAATTGTATTGGAAATAGATAATGAAAATGAAGATATATTTCACTTAAGACATATTCATGGTGATGATGTTACAGGTGCATTTTATGATTTAGACAAATATTACACAACAAATGAGTGTACCGATGTTGATAGAATATCAGCACTTGTTACAGGTGACACACATGCAGAATTCATTGATGATGAAGTGTTAAATGGAACATATCTTAACACTGATTCAATAATGCAAACATTGAATCCTGAAGTTTTAGTATTTCATGACTTAATAGATTTTTATAGCAGAAACCATCATCATCGTGGTAACGATATTATTACTATTGGTAAGCACAGATATGGTCGTAATAATGTAGAGGAAGGATTGCAGTGCGGTGCAGATTTCGTTGACACTGTATCTAGACCTAATACATTGAACGTTATTGTTAAATCTAATCATGATGAAGCGTTTGATAAGTGGTTAAGAGAAGCTGAACCGAAATATGATCCAGAGAATGCACAATTTTATCATTATATGAAATATAATCAGTATAAGAGTATCAAAATGACTGATACTGGATTTGACTCGTTTGATCCATTTGAATTCTGGTGTAATAATCCAGAAAATAAACGCGGATTAAAGAATTTGGATAATACTGTCTTTTTAAGTAGAAGTAGAAGCTTTGAAGTCAATAATATTGAATTAGGTTTACATGGTGACATTGGAACAGGTGGTTCTAGAGGTTCTATTAAACAATTCAGTAAAATTGGTCCTAAGTGTATTATAGGACATTCACATTCTCCGGGGATTTACGAGGGTGCCTACCAAGTTGGTGTTAGTGCCAAGCTCAACCTTGAATACGTCAAAGGACAGCCTTCTAGCTGGCTTCACACGCATTGTTTGGTGTATCCAGATGGTAAGCGCACTTTGATCAATGTTATTAACGGTAAATGGCGCAGAACTTAATAAATATATAATTGGAGACTATCAATGAGTACTAATTATAATTTAAATAGAATGCGCAAGTTGGCAGGATTAACTGAGGGCAACTTGAATGAAGGTGGATTTGGTTCTGATGGGTACACTGGTGATTGGCAGGCGGAAAAAGATCGTAGTGGTGGTGAAAATCTAAAAGAAGTAGATGATTTATATGATGCATTCAAAAAGGCTAATAGAGAAATAAATGCCGCCATTTATCAACTGTGTGCAGAATATGGTGTTGATGATACTGATGATTTGTCAAGACATGATAGTCAGTTTGACGAAATATTTGCAAAGTACTATGCACTTGTAGATGCACTTAAGGAATATCACCCATCAGGTTATAGTCACAGATAACACACTTTAATTAACATTATAAATACTTGAAATTATTGAGTATTTATAATGTCAAGAAGTAAGAACCCAAGACTTAAACGGGCTAATGTTGAAATCGAATATGATCTGAAAATGATCCAAGATTTGGAACGTTGTAAAAACGATCCAATTTATTTCATAGAAAATTACGTTTATATTAAAGGTATGAAGGGCAAAGCCCTATTTAAATTATTTGATTATCAGAAACAGATGATCAAAAATTACATGAATCATAGTAGAAACATAGTATTAGCAAGCCGTCAGGTCGGTAAGACTGAAACATCTGCTGCATATATTTTATGGTTTGCCATCTTCCATGAAGAAAAAACAATACTTATTGCTTCTAATAAATCTGAT